CCTCCTTTCGACTTTGTCCTCAATATGCAGCAGCGGTATCTCAAACGGATGACCATAACGTACTTGGCGGCTGAGAAATTTGATCAAATTTATCGCCAACGTCGCGACTTAGCACTTCAGGGACCGGGTGGCTTCGCTGATATGAGCGTGGTCTGGGATTCATTGCCCGACCGTATGCGAGCGTGGTACGATGCTGGGGTCACGCCAAACGAGGGTGAGACACCAGACGTGCAATCGCCTGAGATTAGTGAGCCTGACGTGCATATTCATTTGCCAGCGATATCAGAGACCGCTCTACAACATTACCTGCTTAAGCAAGCTCCCGATCGCATCACTAGGGAATTCCAAGTGGGCTGTGACGTGTCTGCCTGTTATGACGATACCAAATTCCCTTCTGAATTAGTGCAGATGTTCCCTCGTCAAGCAGCCGGTGATGCGGCCTTCACGGTTGCGACCATTGAAAAGAGGCTTACTCGGAGCACGGCGGAGCGCAACGAGCGAAATCTTGTTCAACGTCAAGAGGTCGGGTATGCACTATGGCATGTCATGGCACGCGGTTTGGATCTCCCGTATGAAGTCCAAGAGTTTGACGCTCACCTATATGAGCGGTGTGTGCGTGACCAAATGCAGTCCCGACTCACGAAGACTCGCGCCACTTTAGCGCAGGCCGACGAGCGGGCTGACCCGTGGAATACCGCCATTAATCATGTAAGGAACTTCATCAAGACTCAAGACAAAGCCAAGTTAGAGGCATGGTATCTCGAGGAGGCTAAAGCCGGTCAGACTATTAGTGCAGTGCGAGAAGACGTACTCGCCAAATGGGGCCCCGCTTTCCGGTATGCGACTGCTGTCTTGATGCAGTGTGTCCGGCCTGGCATCATCCTCAACAAGGGGTTAAGTCCGAGAGCCTTGAACGAAGTGGTGTCCGAACAATGGCGACCCAAAGGCTTGAGCACCATAAACGATTACTCAAACTTCGACGCCACTCAAGGTGGAGAGAGTGTTGTTCTGGAACTCGCCGTGTTGCAGTGGAGTGGGCTGCCTGACTACATTGTTCAAGGCTATGCGCACTGGAAAACGCATATAGTCACCAGTTTCATCGGCCTTAAACAAACAAGTCGGGACTCGGGCGAGCCGGGTACTTGGGATGGCAATACTTGGTACAATATCGCCAACTGCGCCTTGAAGTTCGGGTATCAAGCTTTGCGTCGTGGCACATGGTTGTTTTCTGGAGATGACATGGCATGCGATCAGCATCTTACCGATTGCGACACGTGGTACACCAAGTGGGCTAACAAAATCCACACTGTATCTAAGCTACAACATACCGCCAATCCGGATTTCTGCGGCTGGTTACTGACGCCTCGAGGTATTATGAGGTCACCGCTCCTCGTCGTGCTGAAAATGTGGTACAAGCGTGCGCGATCTCCGTTGAGTGTTGGCAATTGGGTAGACTCGTATGCCACTGAGATAGCGTTCACGTACCGCTTGGCACCATTGGCAAGCGAGTGGCTCACTGAGATAGACGTGTTGTGTCTGTCACACGCTCTGGACTACTTCCACCGGAAAACGCCTGTCCTCAGCATCATACTTTTCGGGCGCCGGCAGGATTGGCTCGCCGCTCTAAAAGCCAAGTTCGACAGAGTGACGGAGCACCGACAGTGGCCACGTCGCAAGTCCTTATTGCGTAGTTTAAGGGCTGCCATTGATCGTGCCAGCGGCTTTTCGGTGCGGGCACCTTACCTTAGCCCCATAACTTGTATGTCT